TTGTAGGCAATCCTAATTTGACAAAACAAATATCAAATCGACTAAGTATTAAAAATGAGAAGGAGATATTTCATTTGGGTAAAACAATACGAGATGCAGAATGGCTAATAAATTCCGCTGACATAGAATTAGGAAAATTTGATTAAATAAAAAAGCATAAATCAAAACGTGACCGGTAGCATTAAATTGTTACCGGTTTTTTTATTTCATTTCAATTCCGACACCCTTAATAAAAATAATTCAGCAAGGACTAATAACAATAAGACCGTAATACATAATAAAGAACCTGAAGTAAGTATATAAGAAGAGAAGGATGTATAAGAAGATAATGTATAAGTAAGTAATGTATATGAAGAGAAGGAATCCAAAAACCCAGTACCAGTATATGCTCCCTACCAACTAATAAACACTAATAAGCACTAATAACCCGTAATAAGCACTAATAAGTTAATATATCAAAACCTGCCGTGTCAAAATACAAAACGAGTGGTAAAAAGTGGTGAATTGTGGGACTCCGTGGGACTAGTATGTAAAAATGTAAATAGGTGTCAAAAAGATTGTGACATGGTAACGGTAAATAATAAAGATAAAAGTAGCAATTAGTATGGTAAAAAAAGGAGTGAGACCCCACCCAAGCACATCCCTGTCCGGTCTTTCACACACGCGAGACGGGAATAAAGGGATGAGCCGGGTATAAGTAGTGGACCTGATACGTGTTGAATATAAGGCGCCGAACTGATAATCGCCCTTTATATTGTGTATATGTATGCCCGTAAAGTATAAGTTGCCGGCGTTGCTGAATTTAATTTATCGAGGGTGTCCGCCGGGTAATTGGTTAAATTTTTCCACAATAAAAAGGGGTCGGGCCGATTTTTTCCATTATAACCGGGTTTTTGGAAATTATTTTCCATTATAAAAGTCCGATATTGTAAAATACGCATTAGAAATTATTTAATAAAAGATTAGAAGTATTAGATAATTTTCAAATAGACATCGTCTTGAGTTAGAAAATTTCTAATAAAAGCCCGTGTCGCGTTAGAAAATATCTAATGCCGGCCGTTTCACTACTGCCACGCCCGTGTAACTAATTGAAAATCAACCAGTTAGCTCGGGCTGGCTAACGTGTTGACTATCAATGGTTTGTGACGGACGATAAAATATGTTATGTTAAATAGAAACCCGGTTGATAGTCAACGAGTTAGCTCAAAAAAACCCGGTTTTTTCACATAAATTATATTATGTTAAGTAGAGCCCCCTACGGGCCGGCTAACTGGTTGATAATCAATGAAGAACTTTTTTATTGATAGTCAACGAGTTAGCCAGACCTCTCGCTAACTGGTTGATACTCAATAAACAATTTTTTCAGAAAGTTATTGCCATCTCAAAAAAAAGTTGTATCTTTACGAAGTAAAGTTTATTGATATAGGGCATTTAGGGGATATTCTCCACAACGGGTTGACAACCAACCAGTTAAACCAAAAAAACGAAAAAATATGTATAAGACTTCAGAATTTAAGGACTTTTCTAAAAGTGCTCCCTCACGTTTGGCTCAGATGATTGACAACCCGTTTCGTAACTTCTCCGCTTCTAAAATGAGCCAGGCCGTTAAACCGATGACAGTTGTTGAATATACGGACTTGCTCGGTAAATTGCACCGCATTCCGGTCCGTAACCGTACGGAGATGAAAAAAGCTCAGGTGTTCCTTTCAATACTGAAAGCTGAGACCGCTAAGGTAAAGGACATTATCGCTCAATATCCTATGAAGTATGGTCAGGTTCCGAAACGCTTTATGGCTGAATTAAGGGCTGAGTTGAAAGTTTTGGGCTTTGACTCTAAAATGGCTAACAGATTGGCTGGTTACTAATAACCGACCTTTCCTTTGAAATTCACCTACATTTTTTAACCGATAAATTTTTTCATATATGACTCTCAAAAGTAAATTCAAAATAAACAAAGTTCGCCGGGTAATGAGGCTTAAAGATAATGACTTCGAGTCGGCCGCTTATATTGTGTATAAAGTAACCGGTCCTCGTAAGTTAGTTAAATACTTTGTGACCCGTAAAGATGCTACCGCTTGGGTTAAACAATATACTTCAACCGCTGTAAATTAAGATAATGATTAAATTCACCGAAAGTAAAACATACGAAATCATCAAAGAACGCTGGGCTGGTAAGGATATGGAAAAATACTTTGAGGAGAAGGGAAAGGCCTACTTTGAGAAACTGAAAAAAGAACTGACTAAAAAGAAGAAATAATGACTAGAAAGAAACGCTCAGATAGAAACCACATAATATACGAAATCGTTAATACCTTAACCGGTGAAAGCTATTTAGGTATTACAGCAGCTATAGGACGCCGTTTCCTTTATTCAGCTCGACTTCGTTTCCAAAAGCATTGTAGTAGGGCCAAATGTGAAGACAAGGGTTGGAAGTTATATACCAATATGAAAGAGTATGGACCCGAAGTGTACGATGTGTTTGTATTGGATATTGTACGTGGAAAGAAAGCAGCTCACCAATTAGAAGTGAAACTACTGAAAGAATTTAATTACGAACTAAACTCGACGCACTAATATGATTTTTGAATGTACTGTAGATGATAAATGGGAATGTTCACTGGACAATGCATGTGTTACATTCTTTAGCCCGAATGGCGGACATGTTAGAATTGATAAAGCTAAAGCTTACCTTCTATCTGAAACGCAATGGAAACTATTGTGGGAACTGGCGGAAAGAACAATGAATTACCGAGTTCAACTAACGCTATCCGAAATGCGAATGTTAGCAGTTATGGGTATGGCCGCCGGCAGGTTACAAAAGAAACAAAAATAATTAACTAAACCAAATCAAATATATGTTATACGAAATCATTTGTGAAGCTCTGTTACCCTTTATTGTACTGGGAATTGTTTATGTAGTTAGTAAGACAACCACACCACCCGAAGACATTAAGTTTACGGATATTGATAACAAAATTCAAAACCAATAAAATAAATTGAGTATGAAAGTAGAATTTTTACCGGATAAATCAGTATGGATAGTTAAAAGTTATTATCGTGGTTCTGACGCACCGTATACAATAGAAGCATTTAAGCATGAGCAAGATGCCGAACTACATTGTAAGGCCATAACAAAGTATTATGACATGGTGCTTGTTGAAAAAATACCGCTGTTTGAAACCATGTCGCCTTCGGCTAAACATATGTTAAAAGAACAAGCGGAAGGATTCGACCCGGTTGAATATTAACGGTTAGTTGCCGGCCTTTGGAAGACACCTTATTTTACATCATTAAAACTACTATATACTATGGCTACTAAAAAAGCTACAACTAAAAAGAAATCTACTGTTAAGAAGCGTAAAGCTACGGCTACTAAAACAAAACGCAGGGTAACTAAAAAGGCCGCTCCTAAAAAGAAAGCCGCTGTAAAGAAAAAAGCAGTTACTAAAAAGACCGTAAAGGCTAAGGCTAAGACCCGTAAGGCTACCGTTAAACCAAAAGCTAAAGCTAAAGTTACAACTCGTAAACCTCGCGCTAAATCAAAATGGCCTCGTGGTTACAAAGTGAACGAAGTTGAACGTGAACTGACGATTGCCGGCGTAAAGGAATTGTATTCGTTAATCGAAGTTACCGGTCCTAAAATGGACAAGGCTAGATACTTTGTTGATGAGGAAAGCGCTAAGTTGTGGATTGATAAAAACGAAGTAATTGTATTGGCTGATAAAGCACTGTCCGGTAAAACGCATGGCGGTATATTAGGTCGTGGTATTATGAAAGAAACGGCTGACTTAAAGGCTGGTACTGAATTGCCGGAATTGACTACTGAAACGCCGGACGATAGGGTAAGGGCATATAATAACGAAGATACTGATAGATAATTTTTTCTTTCTTTTTCATTATTCATTTTAGGCCTGATGTTTCTACATTGGGCTTTTTATTAACCCTTAAAACAATTAACAATGTCAGGTGGTACATTTGATTATAAGCAATACAATATAACAATGATTGCTGATGAAATAGAAACGGAGCTCGACCGGCAAGGTAAGGAAAAGCCGAAGAGTGAATTGTGGATGAGTCGGGAATACTACGAACAATATCCCGAAGAGAAGCTCTGGCCGGTACACCCGACCGAAGTACAAAGTGAAATGCAAAACGCTGTAAAGATATTAAGACAGGCAGCCGTATATGCACATCGGGTTGACTGGTATCTGGCCGGCGATGATGGTTCGGAAAGCTTTATTAAACGATTAAAAGAAGACCTTTCAAAGATATGAAACGATACATACAGGACTTTATGACTGACCCGCTTTACTATATAACGCTGTTAGTATCTACTTTACTAATGTGCGTACTATTAGCCGGCTTCTTTGTATCGGTTATTAACTTTGTAGGTAGTACAATATAAAAATATAAAACAAATGAATATGACTTTATCTATTAAAGAACTGAATGAATTGGTTTATTGTATTGGTAGTTGTATATCCGAGCAATCGAATGGCTACGGACACAAAGAGCGTAAAGAGTTATATTGTAAGTTTTACAATGAGCTAGAAAGTCGTCTTAATAATACTGAAGAAAACATCATAACATTAAAGCCGGGTCGATTACGACCATGGAGACATTTTAGAAATTTGAAAGAAACAGCTAATATAAAACAAACAAATATGAATTTATCGCTTAAGGAACTGAATGAATTGATTTATTGTGTGGGAAGTGTTATAGCCGACCAACCGAATGGTTACGGACACAAAGAACGTCAGGAGTTATTCAATAAGGTATACGCTGAGCTTGAAAAGCGTGTTAAGTATATTGAGGACAACATAGTACCGCTGAAGGACTATGAACTCGACCAGCCGGATACGTCAACGAATGTACCTTTAAGCTATCGTGGACGTACCTATTAACGAATTTGAATTAGATAACTAAAACAATAGTCAGGTGGCGGAATTGGTAGACGCTATCGTTACAAAGGTATGTGGTAAATAGCTTACGCTCCACAAATACAGGTTCGAGTCCTGTCCTGACAACAAAAATATAAACAATATGACTTTAACATTTGAAGAATTGATGGGCCGTAATTTAACCGGCTTCCGCTTTGGTATTGGTGAGTACAGAATGACTATGACCAGCCGTCGGGCATATGAAACTGACTACTACACTGTAATACAAGATGACGGCGACAAGTGTATTATTAAGATGGATGGCCGGTCTTCATATACAAAGGTAGTAACTAAATCACAGGCGGCTAAGTATATAGTGGATATTCCGTTATTACGCTGGGATGATGAAGTGAAAGCCAATGTTAATCTTGTTGACACGGATTTGATAAACGAAAAGATTACCGCTAACCAAAATGAATTGGACCAGCTTGAATATGTTAAAAACGAATACATTGCCAAACATGATTTACAGCTGGCATCTGTAATTAAGAAGGCAATAGATACAATCCGTGACCAGAATGTATTTCTTAAACTGAATTTATTAACTATTAAACCATAAAAGTAAAGTATGAAGAAGCAAGTTACGCTAGCTGAAGCTATCAGCCGATTATCTGAAGTGAAAGATGTAGACCAATGGAACGAAGTCCGTGACGCCATTAAGGCCACAATGACAGACAGGGAGTGGGTACGCCAGTATGTGCCGGCGATTGATGGCTCCGGTCTTATTGTGAAAGTACTCGGACAGGACGAAAAATAATCTATAACCAATAAACAAAAAACAAATGAGCAAAGCAATTGTAGACAGAATTGAAACGGCTATTGACCAGTTAAACAACAGCCCGGTGGCCAGTAGTATCTTTACAAAGGAAGATGTTATTAGTATATTGTCGACTATATCAGCCGGCACAATAGCCGGAACGGTTGGCACATCGGTTACATACTTAAAACCAAAACAAACTGAAGCGCCCTTACTTACTAAGTCCAAAGTCGAATTTATTGTAAAACGCATTGTTGAAACACTTGCGGAGACCATTGAAAACTTACGCACTGATGCTGTAGTCGATGAGGACTCTATTGAGATGACTATCAGCTCCGGCACTGCCACATTGGACCATATCAGTATTGATACCGACTACCTTACTGAAACTATCCTTGATGAGGGCGATATTGAACGGGCAATCTGGGAAGCATTGGAAGACTTAGAAGAGGATGAGGACGCCTAATTAAATTTGGCGAAGTGAAAAACTTTTCGTATATTACATATCTATTAACGATAAAACAAAAAACTAAACTTTTAACTAAAAACAGAGACGTATGATTAAGCTCAACTTGAAGTCCGTAGCAGTAATGGTAGCTATGGCATTGGTAATGGTATCTTGTGGAAGCGAAGCTTCAACTGAAAACACAAGCACAACTGATTCAACAACTGTACAAACTGACAGCACAGCTGTTCAAACTGACAGCACAGCTGTTCAGGTAGATAGTACAAAGGTAGACTCTACCGCACCGGGTAAAGGTAAAGGTAAGGGATCTAAGAAGTAATCATTAGAATACCAGACGGGATGGGTAGCCGGCGTAAGTGCGCCTTAAAGGGGCACCCGTCCCACTTAAGCGGACTTAGTGTAACGGTAGCACGACTGGCCTCCAGCCAGTAGGATGTAGTTCGACTCTATGGGTCCGCTCTATTTATCAAGTCGACTCCACAATTCGTTATGGTTATACTCTAGATTTACATTTACTTTACATCAAACGGCTTGATAGCCTATAAGGTGGCGTCGTGGAAACGCCACCTTTTTTATTTAATCAAAAAACAATGTTATGGAAAAAATTGCATTAACGGTATTCGTTGCTGTCACGGCATTAGTAGTCGTACACGCCGCAGTGAACCTAATTAAGTCACGTTTGAATAAACACAACTAAACAATGGCCAAACGCATATACTTAAACACAAAGATAAGCTCGCTAGGTAGGGCCCCTGCTGTACGCATAGCAGAGATGGCCCTGCGTTGGTGCCGGCGTAATATCGGAGTGAATTATCGCAAGAAGTATATGCCTGCTTGGTATATAATCAAATCACCGGGTTGTGAGGCACTATGCGGCGAGTATGACTGTTGGGACAATGAAGTGTATGTATATTGGGACCAGTGTACTGATGTACGTGAGTTAATCAATACATGCATACATGAATGGACACATCAGATGCAGCCTATTCGCACGAAGTACTATAAGTACCCAGGCACATATAGTCGCAACCCGTATGAAAGGCAGGCAAGATACAACGAGATGAAATACACCCCGGTCGTTTGGAAGCATATTAAAACAAAAATAAATTAAAATGGAAAGCGTATTAAAAATTCTTAAGCATTCAGAGTCCGTATTGGCCAAGAAAATTAAAGGCCTGAAAGATGGAAAGCCTAAATGGGCCGCAGCCGAGCAAATGAATGAGCTCAGGCAGGCTATTCGTATATTGGAGACATGTTCAGATATTGACAAGTATGCGCAGGACTTCGCCGTATATGTATTAAGCGGCAATGGCTCAGTAGGTGCCAGCATTGAACAAAAGTATGAAGAGTTCCTGCATGAATACAAAAACAAGTCGGACAACAATTAAGCTAAAATAAATTCAGTTAATATATGAACATAGATACGGTATCACTTGAACGCTTACAAGAAATAGAAAGAGAAAGAGAAGAGACACAATCAAACCCAGATTATCACAAGTGGGTAGAACAACTGAATGTATCTCG